AGTGGCTGGCGCAGGTGTTGGCCGACGCCTACCGGGAGCTTCAGAAGGAAGGCATCTTCCCACCGGGTGGGGCGATCCCGATGAAGGGCGTACACGCGATCCACGGCAAGAAGCTGCGCGCGGAGCCGGTGCAGATGCGCTACGAGCAGCTTCGGGTGCATCACGTCGAGGTCTTCGCGGAGCTGGAAGACCAGATGTGTTCGTGGGTGCCGGGCGAGACACCGGATTCGCCGGACCGGGTGGACGCGCTGGTGCACGCCGTGCTGTGGTTGCGCTCAAAGGAGCGGCACCGCGCGACGGTCGGCACCCCGGGCGGGCGGATCGGCGGCGGCCCGCTGCAACCGGTCGGGGCACAGAACCTCTTCGTCACTGCTGGCAACCAGGGTGCTTACGGAATGTAGAGATCGAACGTTGAGGTCTTGACGGGTTTCTGCTAGACTGTATGGGTAGGGCATACAAAATCAGGGAGGTTCTATGGTCAAGACCAAACTCAGGCTCTGGGTGGTCGCCGCCGCACTGGTGCTCGCGGCCGTGACCTTCGGTCCGAAGATCCTCAACCAGCCGTCGACCACCAGCACGTACCGGCTGCACGCCAGCTACGAAGGTGCGCCACGCGGCGTGCAGGTCGTCTACATCGTTTCGGGTGCCCGGCCGGTGCCGGTGGACATCTACGACCCGAAGCGGAAGATCACCGGGGGCGACTGGGAACAGGACGTGATCTACCGGATGGGAACCGGCGGGATCATCCTGTCGGTCACCGCCGATGCTCGTGATCTCGACGCCGTCTCGACTTGCTCGATCACCCGCGTGCGCGCCGGCATCGAGGTCATGGTCGTGGCGCGTGGTGACGGCACCAACGACGCACCAGCTTCTTGCTCATTCGACGCACACATCAGGTAGGGAGGGGAAAGTCTGCATGACCGCAACCCAGAAGTTCAAGACGGCCCTGGTCGCCGTCGGTCTGCTGTTCGCGGTGATCGTCATCGGTCCGAAGCTGGCCGGTCTCCGATCGGGTGAGACTCCAGATCCACGCCCCCGGCCGACGCTGCATTGGCAGGGCACCACCGTTATCCAGTACGCCCGACCCGGACCGGCACCCGATCTTGAGACGTTCCGGAAGGCTGAACGTGACCCCGACAAGGCGATCTTGTACGTGTCATGGAAGGGCAACCGTACGTTCCGGATCGAATGGACCGACAGCAAGGGCATGCACGTGGACGACCCGGTACTGCCCGCGCCCAGCAGGGATGACAACGGCTTCACCACCTGGGCCGTAGTGATCGAGGCGTACCCGGGGCTGACGGTGCGCTGGCGCGGGATTCCACGCACCAGCAACACCAAGGGGTTCGCCCGGTGCGACATGTACCACCGCAGCAAGGTCGCCGGTGAAGGCGCCCGTACCTACGTCAGTGAAGGCATTGTCGAGTGCACCCAGACCATCTGGGCATGACCTGAACAGCTCGACTCCCGACACATCCTGTCGGGAGTCGAGCTGTCTTCGCCTACGAGGGGATGCCGGCCTTGCCACCTTCGGTCGGCCACTGTCCGGTGGCCCGTTTGTGCAGGTTCGCACACAGGCCCTTCACGTTGATCCGGGCGGGCACCTTCGGCCGCAGCAGCCGTACACACCGGGCGAACGACCCGTCAGTCCCCCATCTGATCTTGGCCGCGCCGGCTCCACGGGTCCAGTACGTGCCCAAGTCGGCAGGGATACGCCCCGCCCCCGGAGAACCCGCAGAAGCCATACCGCCAAGATAGATCGGGTGAGTTACTTCCGGTGCTTGCGCTCCCGCATCTTCTTCTCGTGTTTGGCCCGCCGCTGCTGGTGCCCGACGTGCCAGAAGTGACACAGCGGACACCGGTACACGTCGAGGCGTTGCCCGTACCGGGTGCGTACATACTTGCCGTGACGCTGCTTGCGGATCAGCCCCATCTTGTGGTCCCGGGCTTCCTCGCGCGTCTCGTGTCGCTCCTTGCCGTAGCACCCCCGGTCCGCGTCGAACTCGGGGAGAACCATAGATGCCTCCTGTCAAGATGTGCTAGAATGTATGGGTAGATCATACAAGCGGAAGGAGCCGCCGATGCCTCTCGACGTGCTGGCGCAGGACGTCAACGTCCCTCTGCCCAATGCCCCGAACGAAGCCTCGATCATCAACTTCATCCTCGCCCATCCGGACGTCTTCGCTGCGATCATCGTCTCGATCCTGCTGGTCACACTGTGGCGCTCGAAGTACAAGCCGATCCTGATCATCCTCGGCACGATCCTGGCCACGGTCGTCGTCCTGCGCATGCGGGGCCGGTGAGCATCACCGCAGGTCAGACGGCTAGTTGACAAGTTTAGTAAACGGTGTATACTTGTATGTGAAAGGCATACAAGAGGAGAGCAGGTGAACACCATGTGGGAGGTACGAGTCAACGGAGAACTCATCGATACCTACACCGACCCCGTGAAGGCACAAGTGCGGGCACGCGAACTGCGCGAGATGGACGACAACTGGGACGTCAGGGTAGACCCGGCCGGTGCGCTGGCCGAAACCGCCGAAGTCGAGGTCACCGCACTGCCGTTGTCCATGAGGAACACTGCTGTATAGTCGAACCTGACAGGCGCGGTTTCCTCCCAAGTACCAAGACTGTCACCCTGGTGAAGAGCGGACGGTTGGTCTCTTGCCCACTCCTCCCGTCCGCTCTGCCAAACACAGCGGGATAGAGCAGCTCGGCAGCTCGTCAGCCTCATAAGCTGAAGGTCACCGGTTCGAATCCGGTTCCCGCCACACATACAAGCCGTCCGCTGGATAGGGTCCGAGCGGATTCAGGAAAGATCGGCCCCGCGCTCTGTGATGTAGCGCGGGGCCGATCTGCGTTTCCCCGCCGGCATGCGCAGAGTTCGGGATCTTCTACCTATGCTGTTGACGTGCCCGTCTTCCTTGTCTATGTGGTTTACGCGCTAGCTGTTGCCCGCGTAACCCGACTCATCGCGGAAGACAAGATCTTCGAACGTCCCCGCGTATGGGCACTCGCCAAACTGCCTGAAGACTCCATGACCGGCTACCTCATCACCTGCCGCTGGTGCGTATCCGTATGGATAGCCATCCCGGCGGCCGTCGTCGCCGTGCTGTGGGGTGCCAAACCCTGGTTCCTCATCCCCGCACTTGCACTCGCGTACTCCCAGGTGACTGGACTGCTCACCCGACTAGAGGAGAGCTGATGGCCCTGTTCCGTCGAGCCGACCCAGTCGCCGAACTGCCCCCCCGCCGCATGTCCCTGGTTGCCGCCGCCAGCCGGATCAGCCTCAACGGCTCCGGGTGGAAAGACTTCCGGTTCGGGGACCAGCGCTGGCAGGCCGAATCGTGGCGGCACTTCGACATCTGCGGCGAACTGCGCTACGTCGCCAACTGGATCGGCAACGCCATCTCCCGCTGCCGCATCTACGTCGCCGAGGTTGACGAGAAAGGCGCACCCGGCGAAGAGGTCACCGACGCCGACATTGCCGCCCTGGCCGAATCCATGTTCGGTGGACCAGGCGGGAAAGCTGAAGCCCTGCGTAACCTGGGCATCCACCTGTCCGTGCCCGGCGAGTCGTACATCGTCGCCGAGTCGGTCGACAACGCCAGCGAAGACATCTGGTACGTCGCGTCGACCACCGAGGTGAACCGGGCCGGTGACACGGTCAAGGTGAAACGCTCGAACGTATTCGGTGGCGGCACCCGCACCCTGACTGAAGGCAAGGATCTGCTGATCCGGGTGTGGACACCGCACCCGCGAAAGCAGGACTCGGCCGACTCCTCGGTACGGGCGGCCCTGCCGATCCTGCGCGAGATCGAGCACCTGACCAAGTACAGCTTCGCCCAGATGGACTCCCGGCTCGCTGGTGCTGGCCTGCTGCTGCTGCCGGATCAGATCGACTTCCCGCGTACCGAGGATGACGAGTCCGGCGCGCAGGGGCTGATGCAGGTTCTTGGCCGGGCGATGGCCGCCAGCTTGCAGAACCGCGAGGACGCGTCCGCGATGGTGCCGGTTGTCGCGACGGTGCCCGGTGAGTACGTCGACAAGATCAAATGGTTGACGTTCGAGACGCCGCTGGCCGCCGCCGCCGCAGACCAGCGGGAGAAGGCGATCCAGCGGTTGGCGCTGGCCCTGGACGTCCCGCCGGAAGTGCTCACCGGCCAGGGCGACACCAACCACTGGTCGGCGTGGCAGATCGAAGAGTCCGCCATCAAGATCCACATTGTTCCGCTGCTCTCCCGGATCTGCGAAGCCCTCACCACCGGCTACCTCCAGTCCGCCCTGAAAGAGCTGGACAAGGACCCGGAGAACTTCGTCTTCTGGTTCGACACGTCCCCGCTGACCGTGCGCCCCAACCGGGCCGAAGACGCCGACAAGCTGCACGAACAAGGTCTCGTCTCCGACGAGACCGCCCGGGAAGAGAACGGCTTCACCGAAGACGACGCACCCAGCGACGACGAACGTGTCCGCCGGCTCATCACCGACCTGGTCAAGCTGAACACCAACCTGCTCACCGACCCCGGTATCCGTCGGGTACTGGGCCTGCCGGACGACATCCTCGCCGTCCAGCCCGAACCGACTGTCACCGGACAGCAGCAGCTTCCCCCTGGACAACCCGCTGAAAGCGTCCAGGACGGTCGCGCGCTCCCTGAGGCACCCACCAGCACCGAGACACCAGCGCAGGCCGGCGAAGAGCCGGTACAGGCCGCCCTGATGGTCGGTGCGGACATGGTGGTGCGCCGCGCGATGGAGCTTGCCGGGAAACGGCTCCTCGACCGCAAGGCGCGCGTCGCGGGCGCGGCCGAAGGTGTCGAGCCGCACCTGCTGCACACCCGGCTGAAAGTCCTCGGAGCCGAACACGCCGAACGACTCCTTCACGGCGCGTTCTCCTACGTGCCCGACCTGGCCCGTGACGTCGGGATGGCACACGAACCGCTCGAAGGGCTGCTGCGCACCTACTGCGTCGAACTGCTGCAACGCGGCTACCCACACGAGAACGCCCTGCTCCGCACCTTCCTGTCGCGGGGGCTGAGCCATGCCCGTTGAATCCACCAACCTGCAAGAAGACCGCTGGCTGCCCGAAAAGCTGGCCAGGGTCGGTGTGTTCATCGAGATCGAAAAGAAGATCTACGGGGAGTACGCGAAGGCCGTCGAGTCGTGGCTGTCGCTGATCCGGGACAAGGTGCTGACCGCGTTCGGCACCGCGTTCGGCACGATCGACCCCAACGGGGTGTTCACCGCCAAGTTCCAATGGCTTGACCTGATCGAACAGTTCATCGACAAGGCCGTTCGGTGGGCGTTCGGTAAAACGTATGAGTCAGTGATGGGCCACAAGTTCGAGTTCTCGAACCGGCCCTACGTCGAGCAGTACCTGACTGGTGTCCGCAACCGTCTGGTCGCCACCCCCGACGAGATCTACCGGAAGGTCAAAGAAACTGTCAGTGCCGGGATAGAGGATGGAAGTTCTATCCCTGACATCGCCAAGGGGATCAAGGAAGACCTCCTCACCTCGGGTGCGCCCTACTGGAAGAACCGGGCGACCACGGTTGCCCGAACCGAGACGATCGGCGCGTACAACGGGGGCACCTTCGACGCGTTCAACGTCCTGTCCGAGGTGATCGCCGACGTCCAGTACGAGAAGGTATGGCTGGCCACCGACGACTCCCGGACCCGTCACACCCACGACCTGACCGACGGGCAGCGGGTTCCGCTGTCGCAGCACTTCGCCGTCGGGGCCGATCCGGACAACGGCATCCCCGGTGTCCCGATGATGTTCCCGGGCGACCCGGCCGGTCCTGCACACGAAGTCATCAACTGCCGGTGCACACTGCTTCTCGTGACCCCCGACGAGGAGATCGACTACACCAACCGGCAGATGAAGGCCAGTGCCGGATCGACCGCGAACGCACTCGTCGCGTCCGCGCTGCACTTGACCGACAACTTCGCGCACGCGCTGGTCGCGGCGATCATCACCGACAACTGGGGTTTGCACACCCAGTGCGGGTGGACGTTCTGCCGTGCGCCGCTGCACCCCGGCCCGTGTAAGGGGTGGAAGCACAAGCTGCGTCAGGTTGCCCCGGGCGTGTACGACGCCCTGGAGAAGGTGCGCATCCAGAAGCTGGAAGAGAAGCGCAAGGCCAAGATCAAGGCGCTGAAGGATGCCGGCCTGCCGGTGCCGAAGAAGCTGCTTCAGAAGACCCAGCCGCTGCCGCTGCCGCAGCCCGCCCCGGGGGACACGTCGAAGCCGGACCAGCCGCCGCTGTCGCAGGTGACCGAAGACAAGCTGAAGAAGGTAAGCCAGAAGGTTAAGGACGTCAACGAGCAGGCGAAGAAGGCCGCCGCGAAGAAGGCAGTCGAGCCGGCGAAGACCGGGCCGAAGGATGGCGACGGGGACGGCAAGCTCAACGAGAAGGCCGATCAGAAGGCTCCACCCGAAGCCGCACCGGGGGACAAGCTCAGCTATGAAGCGAACACTGCCGCCAACGTCGCGTTCGCCCCGCAGCACTACCCGGTCGATGAGCGGATCAACGCCTACGAAGATCTTGACACCGATGACATCTCGATGCTTGGTGAAGTCGACCTTGAGAATGTCGTCGCTGACATCCTGGCCCTGGACGCCGACCAGGGCCTGAGCCCATACCAGCGGAACCAGATCAACAAGATCATCCAGAAGTTCAAAGATCACATCGAAGACGCCGACCAGCCCAATGTGCCGGTGGCGAATCCACTCGACAATGCCGGCCAGGCCACCGACCTGCACGCCAAACCGCCCAGCAGTGTCGACCCCGAGAAGATCGGGAACCTGGACGCACCCAACGCTGCCGCCATCGCCCAGGCACAGGACGTCCTGGACAAGCCGCACAAGTACTCGATCAACGAGCAGCTCGCGGCGTACGCCGGGCTGTCCAAGAAAGACTTCGACTCGCTGCCGCTGGCAAAGCAGAAAGACATCGCGAACAAGCTCAAGCACTACGCGTCCAGCCCCGGTGTGACCGAAGTTCAGCGCCAGAAAGCCGTCAACACCGCGCAAGACCTCGGCGCCCCCAACCCGCTGGGAACACCCGCCCAGATCGCCGCGATGAAAGTTATCGCGGACTTCAAGAACACCAGTGTCGATGACCGGCTCGACGCGTACGCCCAGATGGACCAGGCCGAGTTCGAAGGGCTGTCGGTCGGTGGGCAGATTTCCATTCGCAACGACCTGAAGAACATCACCAAAGGCTCTCTGGTCGAATCGGACGACGCACAGAAGACGTACGCCAAAGACATCGTCAAGCAGCTCACCGGCAAGGGGAAGGCGACCAAACCGAAGCCGGCCGATTCGACCGAACCGTTGATCCCCGACTCGCTCGGTGAGCTGTTGGAGAACTTCGGGCAACCCGCCGCCCCGGACGCCGAACCGGTTGTTGAGGAAGACGCCAACACTGAGGCCGCCCAGGTCGATGTGACAAAACCGCCGATCGACTCGTTCGCGAAGTGGCAGGAAGCGAAGCAGACGCTTGGAAAGGTGACTTGGCCTAGCCAGAAGTCGAAGGCTGCAAAAACCGCCGCTACCGTGTCGACCGGTCAGGTCCATGAACGCATCGCCCAATACCAGCAGCTTTCCCCGACCGACTTCAAGAAGTTCCCGACCGCGTTGCAGGAAGCGATTGTCGCCGATCTCGACAACATCTTCGAAGGGGCCGACAAGGGCTATTTCACGGACTCCCAGAAGACTCTCGCGAAGATCACCCGCCAGCTTCTGACCGGTGCCGACCCGGGGACCGCGTTCGAGCCGAAAGCTCCGACCGCAACAGCCGGGAAGATCGTCACGTTCGTCTCGCCCGCCGCCGAGAAGGCCCATCACACGGTCGAGAACGTCGGGGTTGTGAAGGCGCAGGAACGCTTCGACGTCTACGACAAGCTGACCAAGGAAGAGTTCGAAAGCCTGGCCCCGGCGACACAGAAGAAGATCGTCGCTGATCTGCTGACGTTGACCCACTACCAGTGGTTGGACGACCTCGGCTCAGTCGAGAAGAACAAGATCAAAGACGAGGTGTTCCCCAAGCTGGTCGGAAAGCCCTTCGGGGCACCGTTCACCCCGAAGTCCAAGACGCTGAAGAAGTTCGCTTCTCCGGGTCAGGAAGCCGGCTACGAAGCGTCTCTGAACGTGGGGGACGGTGACCCGAAAGCCCGTCTCGACGCGTACCAGCAGATGACCAAGGACGAGTTCGAAGCCCTGCCCGGAACCGTCCAGAAGATCATCGCGAAAGACCTCGGAGACATGATCTTCGCGGGCAAGTACACCAACACCGAATACAAGGAGCCCTTCGGCAACAACCCCGACAACAAAGACACCGCGAAAGACCTTATGGTGCTGTTCACCGGTACCACTTCTTCGTACAACTTCAAGCCCAAGACGAAGGCGCAGAAGGAATACGAGAAGCTCGGGGACGCCTACTTCCAGCCGTCCAGCAGTGGCGGGTCGGGAAACGTCGTGTCCGAAACCGAAGAGGTCTACAAGAAGAAGATCGCGATCGCGAAGAAGAAAGCCGCAGCACTCGCCGCCGCGCCACTCAGCCTGACCAATAACTCGGACTGGTCCTGGACTACTCCGAACGTGTCCGGATATGAGGCGAAGAACGCCCTGGGCAACTACAAGGGCTCCGGATACATCGACATGAACGACGAACTGCGCCAGATCAAGGGTGACTTCTCCAAGTGGCCGAGCTACAACACCCACACATTGGGTCAGGTCCGGGCGGCGGACGTCGCGTTTGAACGGTCCGCGTTGACCGATCCGGTTGTCACCCTGCGCGGATTCGGCACCCCGGAGAAGGTCTGGCCTGGCATCTGGAACGGCGGGAAAACCGACCTGACCGGTATGGAGTGGATCGAGCATGGATACTCGTCCACCACCACCAACCCGGGTACCGCGAACAGCTTCGCCAACGTCCAATACCCGAACCCGATCGGTGAGCACCAGATCGCCCACGCGGGAAACCGGGTCGTGATGCAGATCTTCACCCCGAAAGGCATCAAGGGGATCAAACTGTCCGGGCCTGAGTTCGAGTACGAAATGGTGCTTGAACGGGGTTTGAAGTACCGCGTGATCGCTGACCACGGAGTGGTCGACGGGGCACGACGCATTGACGTGGAAGTGATCGGGGTAAGCAAGTGACCCAGCCGGAAGAGTCGAAGCCCACGGCCGCAGAACGGGCGCAGGATCGGGCGCGGGCGGCGTACCGGATTCAGGACATGCGAGCCGACGTGACGAAGCTGCCCGACGCGCTGACCACGCAACAGCTCTACATCGAGCCCGCGTATGAGGAAGAGATCGATACTGAGGAGGAAGCGTGACCCAACCGCGAGACATCGACCTTGGCGAGTGGCTGAACGGGGTGGGGTTCCACCCGGCGAATACCAGCCTGAAACAGCTCGGCCATGAAGCGGTCCGCCAGCAGATTGCCCGACTCGGCACCACCCTGCATGCGGTGCTGCCGCCCGGTCGGGACAAGTCGCTGGTGTTCACCCTGCTGGAAGACGTGCTGATGCGCGCGAACCGGGCGTTGGCGATCGGCGGGGGGCCGAACCCTGACCTGGTCAGCGAGCAGGCCCTGAACACGCTGATCGAGAACGGGCCGCTGGCCGCCGACCCCCGGATCGAGTCGTACAAGGCTGAGCAGCGCGGGGACGAAACACCCGGCGGGTTGCGCGGCATCGAATCCGGTGAAGCGTGGGGAACTCCCACCGTCAGGCAGTGAGTCGTACGCTGATCACGGACTAAAGCGGAGGAGTTACCGATGGCCAAGTCGTGGTCTGGCCCGCTC